TTTCAGACAATGGCTGGAGGATAATGGAGGGAAGAAATTCGAGATTGAAGAAGGCGCTTTCAAGGAAAGCGGAACTGAAACTAAAACTATAGCGGTGATAATAAAGAAATGAATAAATCAAAAGTAAAATGAACATCAAAGGACAAATAACCGTGGTGAAAGACATAGAACCAATCACTACAAGAGATAAAAGAATAATCCTAAAGCGAACAGCAGTAGTAGAAACAGACGGAGGGAAATACGCCCAGTCGCTGGCTTTCGATGTGATGGGAGAAGATGTAAACAACCAATGGCTGGCAGTTGGCCAGAAAGTAGAAGTAGACTATAACTGCCATGTCACAGAGTTCAATGGAAAGTTATACAACAATATCAGAGCATGGAGAATCATTGAATGTAAAGATGGGAAAGGATAAAAGAGTAATGGTGAGATTTGATGAATCAACTTTCATGGCACTAAATGAAGTGGCAATAAAGATGAAAACGAATCTCTCTGTAGTAATCAGGGCGTTTTGCAGAAAACAAATAAGTGACATAACAGATACAAATGGAAACATAATACTCCATGAGAAACGAATGCAAGGCAAACAGCAAGGTGTTATTGATGATAGCTAAGCTGTATGAAAGACTCTCAGACATATCAGCAAAAGACCGGCAAATATACTATGCCGGTCTAAGCTATGAAGATATATTTCAGGATACGATTATCAAAGTAAGTACAGACGAGAAAGCAGCGGAAATAACAGATGAAAATGAATTTGTAAAGTATTTCATTTACAGAATGAGAACGGTGCAGTACCAGACAATAAAGAACTCAAAACGATTAAAAATCACAACTTATGCCGACAATTTACAAGCCAAAGAAAGCGAAAAAGAAGGAGAATAACCTCTATGATGAGGAAAGAAGGAAGATATACAAATCAACCAGATGGAGGAAGTTGAGAGAATTAAAGATAGCACAACAGCCACTATGTGAGATGTGTCTGAAGGAAGGAAAGACAACCATTGCAGAGGATGTTCATCACATCGAATCATTCATGTCAACAGATGATCACATGAGAAGGATGGCTTTAGCCTATGATTATGAGAACCTAATGAGCATTTGTAAGATGCATCATCAAATGATACATAACAAATCGAATGGGAATAACATCAAAGGGGGTATGGGGTGAAATTTTAGAAGGTCAAGTAACTTGAACCTCGCCCCACCCCATTCGACACGCGAGGCAATTTTTGAAAAAAGCCAAAATAGAGATTTTGTTGCGATGTGTTAAAACAATGATTTCGTCTGACAAAAATCACGTTTGAAAAAAAGAGAAAACTATGGCAGAAACAACTCTGGTGCAGTTTAAACTGCCCAAAAACGTAAAGCATAAAGAAGCTAAAAAACTCATTTGCAACCTTGTGAGAGATATGAATGAGCGCGGTGAGCTGGCTCCGTTCGATGTGGCCTTATTACACCGGATGGCAACAGCTTACGAAATGTATCTTATCTGTGTGGATAAGATTACTACAGACGGAATGACGATGACAAACAAAAAGGGAGAAATGGTAAAAAGGCCGGAGGTGAATATTCTGAAAGAAAACTGGTCGCAGTTTCTGGAACTGGCTAAAGAGTTCGGGCTGACTGCTATGAGCAAACGAAAACTGAAAACGATGAAGAATATTGATGAGGCTATCCAGTCACCTTTGAAAGAATACCTTCGTGAACACCAGGTATGACACGAAAAAAGAAATACATACAATATGCAGAAGATGTACTAAGCGGAAAGATTGTAACAGGACACTACATAAAACTGGCTGCTGAGCGTTTCTTTAGATTAATGTATGATGAACGGTATGAGTTCAGAGAAGATAAGGTAGAGCAGGTATGTGGATTCATATCAATCATCCACCATTACACCGGGAAACATGCAGGAAAGCCATTTGTCCTGGAAGCATGGCAGGAGTGGATTGTTGCTTCCATGTATGGCTTTTACCTGAGAGGAACCAATGAAAGACTGGTGCAATCGGCTTACATTGAAATGGCGCGAAAGCAGGGTAAATCTGCTTTTGCGTCTGCGTTGTGTTTGTACCATCTGATAGCAGACGGTGAAATGAACGCGGAGGTCTATATGGCGGCCAATTCCAAAGACCAGGCAAAGGTATCTTTCAACATGGCATCAAACTTTAGCAAGATGCTGGACCCCGGAAAAGAATTCCTGAATCCATACAGAGACACCATAAAGTACGAAAGAACGCTGAGTTTCCTGAAAGTGCTGGCAGCCGATTCAAGCAAGCTGGACGGTCCGAATGCATCCATGTATCTGATTGACGAATATCACGCGGCCAAAAACTCAGGCGTGAAAGATGTATTGCAATCCTCACAAGGTATGCGAGAGAATCCGATGGCAGTAATCATTACTACTGCAGGATTTGACCGACTGGGAGTATGTTACCAGTATAGGGAAATGTGTACGGAGGTAGTGTCGGGGCTGAAAGAAGATGATACGCTGTTTATTGCTATTTACTGCCTGGATAAAGAAGATGACTGGAAAGATGAGGCTGTATGGGTGAAAAGCAATCCGAATCTGGGAGTAACCGTACAGACTAAGTATCTTAAAACACAGGTAAGGAAAGCCATCAATACACCAAGTGATGAAGTAGGTATAAAGACAAAGAATCTGAATATATGGTGTGATGCTGAAAAGACATGGATAAAAGATGATTACATACTTTCTGCATCAGCTAATGTGAACTTAGAAGAATACAATGGGCTGGATTGTTTTATCGGAGTGGACCTGTCATCTACATCAGACTTGACTTCATTCTCTGTTATGATGCCCACAACAGAAAAGATGGTTTGGAAAACATTCTACTTTCTTCCGGAGGCGGCATTAACAGAAAAGCGATTCAAAGAACTGTATGGAGAATGGGCACGCCAGAGAGCCTTATGTATAACTCCGGGAAATGTGGTGGACTATGATTTTATCCTCAATAAGATTATGGAGATAGGTCAGATTCTTAATATTGTAACCATAGGATATGACAGCTGGAATGCTACTCAGTTCGTCATTAACTGTACAGAAAAAGGATTGCCGATGGAACCATATTCACAGAGCATCGGAAACTTCAACAAGCCTACAAAAGAACTGGAAAGGCTGCTGCTGTCTGGAGTGGCAGTGATTGACAATAACATCATTACCCGACACTGTTTCCGAAACGTGGTAATGGCACGTGACAAGAACGGGAACACGAAACCAAGCAAACAATACGAAGAGAAAAAGATTGACGGGGTAATTGCCATGATTGAAGCTCTGGGAGTCTATCTGATGTGCCCAAGATACGATAATGTGATTTATTAGTTTGTCTGACAAAAATTTCGTTTCAAATAAAAACGAAATGAAATTATTTGGCTACGAGTTTAGAAAGATTTCCAAAAAGGAAATATCTCAGGTGTCAGCTTATGGAGGAACAGGTTTAATTCAGCTGGCATCACGCGAATACCCTATGTTATTGAGTACGGTGTACAGGTGTGTGGACCTAATATCCGATTCAGTGGCTGTATTGCCGCTGGAAGTATTCAGGCTGGATGAAGCCGGGTTCAAAATGAAAGACACGAAACATCCTATTTATGAGCTGCTGGATCTGGAGCCAAACGAGAACATGACGCGCTACGTTTTCATAAAAACTCTTATGGCATCCGTATTGCTGACCGGTAACGGATATGCATACATAGAACGTGGTGAGGATGGAGTCACTCCTATCCAACTGGTGTACATCCCATCCAACCAAGTATCAATACAATGGATAGTAGACAAAGAAGGAATAAGGAGAAAAAGATACCTGGTATCCGGATTTACGCAACTGGTTGAACCATGCGACATGATACATGTGCTTAATTTCAGTTATGATGGAATTATCGGGGTATCTACGTTGACACATGCCAGACAGACTTTAGGAATCGCTACAAGTTCTGAGGAACATGCAGCCGGATTCTTCAAGTCGGGAGCTGCCGTAAGTGGTGTGCTGACAATAGAAGGCGCACGACTGTCGAAGGAACAAAGAGAACAAAATTATAAGCAATGGGAAGAGCGTTCCAACTCTAATAATGGCCGTCCGGGTGGTATTGTAATCCTGGAAGGAAACATGAAATACCAGCCCATTTCAATTTCTCCAAAGGACTCTCAGTTGCTGGAAAGCCGCCAATTCAATGTAGTGGATATATGCCGTTTCTTTTCGGTATCTCCTGTTAAAGCGTTTGACCTGAGCAAATCCTCCTACTCTACCATCGAAGCCACACAGCTTGAATATCTGACAGACACAGCTTTGCCGGTCATCACCAAGATAGAGCAAGAAATTAACCGGAAAGTATTCAGTAGAACAGAAAGAAGCATGTACAAGGCAGAATTCAACACATCGGCCATCTTGCGTGCAGATAAAGCAGCCCAGGGGGCTTTCTGGAAAGATATGGCAAATGTAGGAGCTGCCACCCCAAATGAAATCCGGAGAGAAATCGGTATGAGCCGGATTGAAAATGGAGACGAGGCTTTCGTACAGGTAAACGTGATGACGCTGAAAAATGCTGTAAAAGAAAAAATGATAGAAGGAAATCAAGAATAATCGGATTTTGTCAGACAAATGTTCCGTTAGAAATAAAACGATTTATGAATGAACAAAAAGAAATGCTGGAACAGAGAAATACCACATTCCCTGTATCAGTGACAGAGGAAAATGAAAAGCGAACAGTAGAAGGATATGCCATGCTGTTTGGCGTAAAATCAGACGGACTGGATTTCGAAGAAGTGATTGAACGAGGTGCGCTGGATGGAGTGATTGAGAAAAGTGATGTATTTGCCTTACTCAACCACAACCGTGACAGAGGGATACTGGCACGCTCAGTCAACGGAAAAGGCTCACTGACATTGACTGTCGATTCAAAAGGGTTGAAATACAGATTTGAAGCACCACGCACGATGCTTGGCGATGAACTGCTGGAAAACCTGAGAAGAAACGAAATCAATCAATCTTCATTTGCCTTTACTGTAGCAGACGGTGGAGAGAAATGGGAAAGGATGAAAAACGGTAAATGGAAACGTACTATCAGCCAGTTTGCCAGGATATACGATGTTTCCCCTGTATACAATGCGGCATACAGCAAAACAACGGTCAGCATGAGAGGAAAAGAGCAGGCCGAAAAGGAACTGGAAGAACGGAAGGAAATAAGTGAAGAATATTACAACAACATTATTAACAGTCTTAATTAGTAGGAATTATGGCGAAAGAAAAAACAAGAGTTGAACTGGCAGAAGAAAGAGGCCAGTTGTACAAAAAAGGCGTTGACCTGGTAAACAAGGCAAAACAGGAAAAACGCGAGTTGTCTAAAGAAGAAAAGGACCAGATTACAGAGATACAGCTTCGTATGACAGAAATCAATCTGGAACTGGCACAGCGTGATGCAATGAAGTTTGCAGACGAACATACTACTGGAGAAAAGTTCAGTCTGAGAAAAGCCTTGCTGGAACTGGCAGATGGAGGACATTACAGTGAGAACATACGAAAAATGAATGAGCGTGGTGAAGCATCATTGAGAATGTCAGGAATTCTTCCTAAAAGTGGTACATCACTGATTATACCGGTTGAATCACGTGCTGAAATTACGGCCGGAAGTGCAGGTGCCAACGTGATTGAAACAGATTTCATGAACATTGTGGAACCGTTGAGAGACCGATTAGTTTTGGCTGAGGCTGGAGCAACCATGCTGACAGGACTTGTATCAGACATTGATATTCCAACTTACTCAGGTAGCACTTCAAACTGGGCAAACGAAAACTCATCTGCAACAGATGGTGCTGGAACCTTCAGCAAGAAAACGATGAAGCCAAAACGACTTACTTCTATCTTGAAGGTATCACGCCAGATGCTGGTACAGGATTCTTTGGGAGTTGAGGCTATGCTGAGAGCAGACCTCATCAACTCAATTGCATCAAAACTGGAAGCAACAATTTTAGGAGGTGCAGAAACATCAGCTGAAAAGCCTGACGGATTGTTTACCGGATATGTAACAGCATCAGAAGCTTTGTCATGGAAAGGTGTCGTAAACCTTGAAACGACAGTCGATTTGGCAAATGCTTTGATGGGTAACACGAAATACATTGTACATACTTCACTGGTGGGCCTGGCAAAAACGACTTTGAAGAATGATGGAGTAAGCGGCTACATTATGTCAGAAAACGGACAGATGAACGGATACGATACATTACGTACAAATGCAGTCTACAAAAAGTCAGGAACAGAATGGGGTGCTTTGTTCGGTAACTGGGCCGATTTACTTATCGGACAGTGGGGAGCTTTGGATTTGACTGTGGACCCGTACACAGAAGCCGATAAAGCATTTGTACGCATTATCGTAAACAGTTACTGGGATTCTTGCCTGAGACGTGATAATTCAATCGCAAAAGCACTGTTTAAAGACGGCTCAGCTGCATAAGGAGGGTAAACGATGTATATCACTTTAGATGAAGCAAAGAAGCATCTCAATGTAGAATCAGACTTCACGGAAGATGATTCTTACATTACATCGTTGATTGAAGTAGCTGAAGCTAAGGTGGCTGCAGAGTTATGTTTGAAAAGTACGGATGACCTGAAAACCTTAAGAGGTGGAGAGGTCATCCCTCCTCCAATAAAGCAAGCCATTATGCTAACGATTGGTTTGTATTACAACAATAGAGAGGAGGTGACGGTATCACAGACTCATACGCTGGCTCAGGGAGCCTTACACCTTATCCAACTATATAGAGATTATTCACTATAACAGTATCACAATGAAGGCAGGTCAGTTACGAGACAGAATCACAATTCTCAAAAGAGAAATCACACAAAAGCCACATGGCGGAGAAAAGTACTCATGGAAAGATTTCATAACCGTGAGAGCCACTGTAAAGTTTGCATCCGGTAAATATGAGGAAACAAACATGGAGTATGCTCACAATCAGGTGAACAAAGTGACAATCTACTACAGGTCTGCCATAAAGCGTGAAATGAGGGTGAGATACAACAACGAAATCTACCAGATAAACTCCATCAACCCTGATCAATCTCATAACATGATGACACTAACAATAGAGCTAATCAATGAGTAGTTTAAAAAAAGATTACCTGGAGGTAACAATTGATGTAGCCAGAATTAACAGGCTATTCAAGGAACTTAACATGAACACGGATGAAGCCAGAAGGGCATTAAAAAGAGGACTGGCCGCATCCGCAAGATTGATACAGAGGCAGGCTAAAACTAATTTGGGAGCTGTCCACAACCAAGCGTCAGGGACTCTTCTTTCTACAACAAACCTAAAGAAGTGGGTACGATATGTGGTATATAAGAGAACGCTGGGATTCAGAGTGCATATCCAGGAAAGCAGAGGATCATCAAAGAAAGAAAATCCTTCTTTCCTTCTAAAATTCTTTGAAGAAGGTACAGATGAACGCTTCAACAAAAGGATAAAAAAGGAAAGAATGTTTTCAAGGAGACTGAGAAAAGAAAGATATACTGGAAAGATTTCCGCATCTCATTTTTTCTCAACTGCATCAAAGTCGAAGATTGGTGAGGCACAGTCAACCTTACAGAAACATATAGAGAAACATATCCAGAAAATAGCAAGCAAACGATGAACACCACAGATATATTCAGGTACATAAAGGAAAAACTGGAATCAGACAGCACAATACAAGAGATTATAGAAGGGAAAATATACCCTATTGCAATCATGCGTAATGTGAAGCTACCGTATATCATTCAGAACGCAAAGCTGAATGCATCCAGTGACACCAAAGATGGAGAGTATGAAAGGGAAATCACATCTACGATAGCTGTGTTTGGCGAAAATCAGGATGTGCCGTTACAGCTCATATCGGAAATGGAAAGGTTGTTTTCTGGGAATGTAGAAAAAGCAGACTATCTGGATGTGTCGGAAATAAAAGTAAACACCTGGGATTTTGATGAGGATGATGGAGTGTTTGGTGGAATAATAGAACTAACCATTAAAATAGATGTATAACTATGGCAAAACGGAAAGCATTAAAAGGAAAAGACTTTATGATTTTTGTGGATGGAAAAGCTATTGCTTTAGCCACCAGTCACACACTGACACTGAATGCGGAAACAAGCGATACCGCATCGAAAGACTCAGGAATGTGGGATGATTCGGAAGTAACTAAGTTATCATGGGAAGCATCGTCTGAATCTATAGGTTCAGCAGACGAAGAAACTCCGGTAGACATATCATACGAAACACTGCTGGATAAATGTATGGCCGGAGAAAAAGTACCTATCATTTGTGGTATCCCGACAAACGTAACAAATGATGGTGTTCCGGAAGGAGGATGGACTGCTCCATCAGAAACGCCAAAGCAAACTTACTATCAGGGATCAGCTATCATTACATCTGTATCACTTACAGGCGCAAACGGAGAGAACTCACAAATATCTGCTAGCTTCAAGGGAGTAGGCAAATTAGAAAAAAAAGCTAAAGCAGCAGGATGATGAAAGTAATCATAAAGAAAAAAGAATACAACATACGTTTTTCGCTCAGAGTTCTTTTCAAGTATGAAGAAGTATGCGGGCATCCTTTTGAAGGAAAAAGGTTGCAGGACTTGTATATGCTGATGCATTGTGCCCTTCTGGCTTTGAATGAAGATTACACATTAACTTTTGATGAGCTGATTGACTATTGTGACGAAAACAAAGACGTATTTGAAACATTCCAAAAAGTCTTGAATGATTCACAGAAACGCGACCAGGGTAAAAAAAAAGAAGCAACGTAGATAAGCCTGTAAGCGTTATGTCTTTATACGAGGAAATAGTAGGCAGGGGCGGCGTATCTCCTGCCTATTTTTTTGACTCAATGACATTTATTGAATGTGCGGCTTTCTTGCGAGGAATGAGAAGAAAAGAACGTGCTGAAATTGAGAATACAAGGTTAATTATGTGGGCTATATTCCAAAGCCAGTCAAGAAAAAATCTTGAGCTTGATGATGTAATGAAACTGGAAGATGAGGATAAATCTGAAAAGGGAGTAAACCGGGAAGAATTGGAAGAGTTAAGGAAACGAGCTAAACAAATGGAGAAAAAACTATGAGTAACATATTCACGAGATTATTGCTTAATGCGGACGGATTCAATAAGAATCTGTATCAGGCACAAAAAAATCTGAAAGGATTTGCTGCCACATCTAAAGGGGTATTTAGTGGACTGACCACATTCACAAGCTACGCGGCCGCGTTTGTCGGGATAAGCACTTCTATTCATTCAGCTGTAACGGCCAACATGGAATTTGAAAAGTCACTTTCATCTTTGCGGTCATTGACTGGTGTATCGGCTCAGGAGTTGAATTATTTCCGGACCGAAGCAATACGCATGGGAATGGATTCAACTCAGTCAGCCTCACAGATGGTAGACGCATTCAAGTTGATAGGTAGCCAAATGCCGGAACTATTGAAAAACAAAACCGCGTTGACTCAGACAGCTGAGGCTGCAGTGGTGTTGGCTGAGGCTGCAGAGCTGGATGTACCTACAGCAGCAAAGGCTTTAACCGGGGCATTGAATCAGATGGGAGCCAGTTCATCGGAAGCTGCAAACTATATCAACATACTGGCCGCAGCATCACAGCAAGGTAGTGCAGACATTCCCTATCTGAATAAGGCCATAGAAAACGCCGGTGGTGCAGCCAGCAGTACAGGCGTAAAGTTCAATGAGCTAGTGGCCATTATTGAAGCAATTGCACCAAAAATCACAGATGCAGCATCAGCTGGTACCAACCTGAGAAATATATTCCTGACGCTGGAAAGTTCCGCAGACCAAAATTTAAGGCCGTCTGTAGTAGGATTAAGTACAGCCATTGATAATCTCTCAAAGATGAATCTGAATGCTGTACAGCTTACCAAGATGTTTGGTAAGGAGTCTGTAACGGCTGCAATTGCTATACTTCAGGAGAAAGATGCATTTGATGAATTGAGCCAAAGCATTAAGGATACCAATACAGCTTATGACCAAGCCGCGATTAATAATGATAATCTGTCCGGAAGTATCGGGAAACTGCAAAGTTCCTGGACTTCATTCATTAATACGATGGCCGGGAGTAACGGGTATCTGAAGAATGCAGTAGACAACTTAAGAGATGCGGTAAACTGGGCTACACGTGCCTTAGCCATGACAGATGAACAAAAGCTGAAATACGACAATAGAGACAATGTGTCAAATGCAGTTAAAACAATGGATTTGTATGTAGGTCAAGGTATGACTCCAGAGCTTGCATATCAAAAGACAATGGCTGATTACACAAGGACTCTGTTTCCTGACGCTCAATTTGTAGAAAAGTACAGAAAAGAATATGAATTTGCAAAGGCACAAACACTGAATTCAGGATTTGGAGGAAAAGAAACAAAAAGAATAAAACAAGCAAAAGAATTATATGAGATTGCATCTAAACAAAAAGAAGTATATGAACTAATAAACGCAGAACTAAAGAATCATGTAGAAAGTATAAAACAACAATCTGAGGCTGCAAAAAAAGCTAAAGAGGAATCGGAAGCTGCAGCTAAAGCAGCAAAGGAAAAAGCTGCAGCAGAAGAAGCCGCACGATTAGCAAAAGAAAAAGCATCCAGACCGGATGGTTCCATCGCAGACGTAGAATATCAGATTTCACAAAAAAAGAAAGAAATATCCGTAGCAATATCAGATAATGATAGAATAAGATTAAGTACGGAGCTGGATGAGCTGATTTCGAAGAAAAGAGAGATGGAGCTAGTAGTAAAATTCAAGAACCTTACAGCACCAGAAGAAGTTAAGAAATCATCATCCAGTTTGGCAAGTATGGCCAGACTTCCGGATGGATGGAATAAAATAAGTCAAACAAATTGGAACGACAAAGGTGTAAAAGAGCAAATAAGTACAATAAATGAATACGAGAATGCAATACTAAGTGTTGAATCAGCACTATCAAGTCTATCAGGAACATTCGATAATGGTTCTCAGAGTGCGCTTAGCTATTTTACTAATATCATACAAGGAGCCGCACAAGCTGTAACAGCCATCATGGCGTTAATTCCGGTAAAGAAAGCAGAAGCAAATGCAAATGCTGAGGCTGCTGTGACAGGTGCGGCAAGCTCAGTTGCTCCTATACCATTTGTCGGAGCAGCAATGGCTGTAGCGGCTGTTACAGCTTTAATTGCGTCTATGGCAGCAATACCCAAATTTGCAAAAGGAGGAATAGTAGGAGGAAATAGTTATTTCGGTGATAAACTTTTAGCCAGAGTTAATTCCGGAGAATTAATATTAAACCAGAAACAGCAAGCCAAACTATACCACATGGCAGAAGATGATAGAAGTGGAATAGCAATAAGCTTTGACCGTGTACGCGGTAGTGATATTTATTTGGCGCTTAGAAATTACATGAAAGATACAGGAAAGAAACTATGAGTTACGGATTAATCTACACATTACCTTTTGCATCGAAAGATGGGAAGGTATACGAAGTAAAAATAGAACGAGAAGGATATACAGGCAAGGTAACAGAATTGAAGGGACAAACATCACCATTCACAGCCACAATAGACAGTGAAGAATTCATCTACACTCCTACCCGATTCAGTACAGCAACAATGGCTATATTCGGTGGTGATTACTTGCAGGATTTGTTCAGTACGGATTACCGGATGCACAGAATAACACTGTATGCAAACGGAGTTGCAGTGTGGTGTGGATTCATCAAGCCAGAACTATATACGCAGGACTATTCATCCGATAAATTTAATCTTGAAATTAACTGCTACTCGGCTATGTCTGTATTGGAATTTGTAGAATATAAACAGGCTGGAGAAGAAAGAGGATTTGTATCGTTATGGTCATTACTAAAAAAATGCGTAGAAGAGTCACGAGGTTTATATACAGCTATATATATACCACATGTATATAGTGTGTCACAATCTGAATATAACAATTGGAATAATCCACTAGAAAGCATGATGGTATCAGAGCAAAATTTCTTTGATGAAGATGATAATCCTATGTCATTAAAAGAAGTGTTAGAAGAAATTATGAAGCTGATGAACTGGACATGTGCAGATTGGAACGGAGAACTATTTTTCATTGATGTAGATAATGAAGATGGAGAATACTACAAATACACCAGTGAAATGTCAAGCTATACACAAATTCAAGCAGATGGAATTAATGTACAGGATATTGGATTTGCAGGAAATGACCATACACTTGACATATTGCCAGGATATAACAAAGCTAGCATTAGATGCAGTAATTATCCAGTAGGAGACGCACTGCCGAAAATTGATTTTGATGATTTTGAAGATATTGGAACCGTAGAGGATTCGTACACAAATTTATTCAGAAGATTTGTATGGAAAAGGCCTAATAACGAGAAAATATTAATGAATGCATTTCAGTATAACTATTTAGGAGACAAAACACCACATCCTATAGATATATCGAAAGAAAAGGAATTATTCGAAAGTGGTCAGAAATCTCAAATAACGGGAGCTATTCCACAGAACTATGATTTCATTGAAAAAGATGAGTCAGGCAATCCAAGCAGAGTGGACTGGGAATATAAAGAAAGAATAGTTATACCATTATCTCCAAATCAAAAGGATGTTATATTTCAGAATCCCGGAGAATACGAGCTTATAAAAATTAAAGGTGTACCATCTGTTTATAACTCAGAAGGAGTGTTTGCTATAAACTTTTCTACAGAAGTTGCAAGAATAACATACTATAACGGGAATCAAGTATATGCAGACAGAATAAAATCTTATGACTTCAGATTTAAGTTAAGGATAGGAAACAATTATTATCATGGCAGATCTGATGGTAGTTATTATTGGGATAATAATCCAGATTACAATCCGAGTTACCCTAATAACTTAGAAATAAACTGGAAGGGAGAAGCAGCTCAGGGAAGTGCGGACATATCAAAGTATGAAGGAACTTATGACCTTATTACATCCAGAACATTGAATGACGGACTGGATGGATTAAAAGGGTATATAATAAAATTACCAGATGACAGAATTATTGCTGGAGATTTAGAACTTATAATATATGCGCCTAGAGTCGAAATGGCATTTACACCAACTCTGGAAACAATGTATCTGAATTCATTCGAATTGAACTACCAAAAGTATAAAGATTATGGGAAAGACGATGATAATTCAGACAGAATATATGAGAATATTGTAAACGAAAATTACATAAATGAACTTGATGAAATAGAATTCAAAATAAGTAGTTATAACAATGATGGAGCATGTTACAGTAAGGTCACGATGAATAACGAATATCTGACCAACAACCTATATTGCGGCATCACAGCGTCATCAGTTCGTCCAGAAGAATTTCTAATACGCCGTATTGTTGACCATTACAGCGCACCAAAAATTAAGCTTACTCAGGTAATTAAGAATGCAAATATAAAACCCTATACTGTTTTGTCAGACAAATATTCCGTTAACAAGAAATACATTAATGCCGGAGGCGAAATAGACTATAGAAAAAACAGGTTCAACTGTATCATGATAGAAATATGAAACAAGTAGATATTAAAAGTATTGTTATACCAAACAAACCACGAAGCGGTAACTATCCGGTAGGCTCTACCGTAGTAGCAGGAGGAGGTTCAGGAGGAAGTACAACTATCGTGAATCAGGGAGGAGTTGACCTTGCTACTCTCAGGCAACAGTTTCTATCTAAAAAATCTGATGACACATCAAACGGAGTCATTACTTTCTTAAAGGGGATAAAAATAGCATCGGAGCTTATTAAGTCTGTTTTAAAGAAAAATGGCGAAGGAGAAATAGCAGATGTGGCTATAATGTCCGCTCTAAGGGTTATTAAAGAAATTGAAGACAATAACGAGGAACTAAAGAAGATATTCTTGCGTAAGGACCAAGAAGATCAGACAAATTATCTTCTTAAACTCTTGGGAGGTATTATATCTCCTTTCCTGGAATCACCCGATTTCGTAACCGGAATGATGGGTGCCGGTATGCGTATAGCACAAGAAGAAAATGGCGATTCGGTAGGATGGTTTGACCGATTGTATGTACGTAAAAAGGCCGAGTTTCAAATGTTGTCAATAATGGAGACCGAGCTGGCCGGAGCTTCCTTCATGTTCAACGCTTCAGGTGCCAGAGCAACGATTACTAAGGTAGAGCGTATAGATGCGGTTCCGTTCTTCTACTCAGATGGTAGCGCGAAATACTATTCAGATGGTAGCAGAGCATACGTACAGCCCAGCGAACACGGAGCAGTGTACCGATGTTACTTCCTGACAGATGATGGAGATACAGCCATCGAGAACCGTTTCCGTGTGGGTAACCTGGTACGCTCTCAGACATTTAATATCAAATCTGGAGTATATGAAAATGTGAGCAATCACTATTGGTGGCGGTTAGTCACTGCTGTAGGTGATAACTGGATAGAGGTTTCTGTAAACCACTGTGACGAAGGAAGCGATATACCCAAAGTGGGTGACGTGATGGTACAACTTGGAGACATAGCCGACCCGGACTATCAGGCTGCAATCATGTTGTCTGCATATGGAGATGGTGCGCCATATATGACATTCTATCAGGGAATAAATTCTTATTCATTAAGCGAGAGAGACATACTTACGGCAAGGTATGACCGAGTTACGAAAGAATGCCGATTCCAAATCGGCCATGAAGGAAAGAATGGCTGTTTCCTTTATTCACCATCAAAGGGATTGCGTGTTGAAGGAATGATTGAAGTACTGGGCGGTAACGGTATGTCAAATTTTGACGATGCTTTGGACTTCGCCGAACAGGTGAATGACCGTATGGCCCAGTATATCGGATATGATGGATGGGAAAGCCTGGTTGGTGAAGCGCTGGCAGGTAGGACTATAATAAAAGGCGGGGTTATCAATACGGACTTGATTAATGTTAACAGTCTGTTTGCAGGAGATATATATGCCGGAAACGCCACTATATCAGAAGGTACATTCAAAAAGATTAATGTTGAAGAAGCGAATATCGCAAATTCCACGCTTACTGATGTTAACGTGACTGGTACCATTAATGCAAATGCCGGATACATCGGCGGATTTAAAATTGAGAATAGTAGACTATCGTACAATTATTCTGATAATAACAGTACTTCACCAGCCATTATCATAAATGTGGATACAAACGAATCGTTCCGAATAAATGAAAATCCTACTTCGAACGGCCCATTTATGCAAGTACGGTCACGAAAGAGACAAGCTATAAACATATTTACCGGTGGTGGCTATTCTGATGATCCTTCAGCAATATACGTTGTCTGTAATGCATCGGGCTATGGAAAGGCCATAGAAAGTTACGGTAATGTGAAGATGACCGCCCGTAGTGGAGAGAACATCAACATTAACGGACTTGCTTTGAATGTCAGAACGGTATCATCATCTACAACATTAACTAGTGGAGATGATATAATAATTTCTACTACTGACAGCAACATAACACTTAACCTTCCACGTAGTGGACATACAGGTAAAATTATATGGATAAGAAAATCTGGACTTGGAAACATTACTGTGTCAGGCAATGGCCTACAGATAAAAGGAAGCAATGAATTCGGAAGTGGCGGATGGCATGATAGCGTACAGGTCGCAAACGGTCAGCTATGGATGTTCATCTGCACCGGAGGGGTATGGTACGCAAACTGTTTAACTTAAAATCATGGACAAGGCAATTATAATCTACACAGTGTTAGTAATCTTATTAATTTTAATATGTAAATGATATGGAAGAATTAAGCTATACATCAAAGTTTGACGGCGAAACAACAGATGATATTCTGGGATATGCTAATGAAGGAAAAACCGAAAAAGTGAATGAGTACGTTAAAAGTATGAATGTGCAGGATTCTGAAGGGGAACCTGATACCGTGCAGGTTTATGATACGGATGGCGTTCCGCATAAGGTGTCGAAAACGGAACTGCTGAAGAAGTCTACACTGGCTCTTCCAAAGCTGGAAGACATCTCCAGTTTTGTGGCCGTGAATGCCGCCGGAAATGCCGTCGGAGTAATGACAAAAGAGCAGGTTGCGTCAGTTCTGGCGGAACTTATTGGGATTGCAACATTAGAAAAATCGGGGCTTCACCCCGCTGCTAAATTCAGCCA